GGGGCGCTTTCTGACCACCTGTTTGTGGGTCTGGACGAAGACCCGGAGCATGTGGGCATGACGGTGTACTCCCCCCAGCTGCGGGAGCAGGCTTTCTTAAACCGGAAGCAGGAGTATCTGCGAAATGTGGAGTCGGTGGTGGGTCTGAAAAGAGGTCTTTTGTCCGACGCCAATGTGGAGGAGCGCACCGCTACGGAGATCGCCTCCAGCCAGGGCGAACACGCCTTGACGGTGATGGATTTTCAGCGGATGTGGCAGACGGCGGCGGAGCAGACGGTTACGCTGTGCGCCACCCTTGCCAAGCTCTACGGCGTTGCCGCGCCCAAGGATACCTCTGTTGCCATCGACTGGGGCAACGGGGTGCTTCACGACGAGGAAAAGCTGTGGCAGGACTACCTTGTGATGGTGGATAAGGGGCTCATCGCCCCGGAGATCGCCCTGGGCTGGCGGTTCAATTTGCCCACGGAAACGGAAGAAGAACGGAAGATAATCCGGCAGAAGTTTATGCCCACCATGAATAATTGACAATTGACAATTGACAATTGACAATGAAGGTGTCGCCTTCGGCGACTATTTTAATCATTTACGAAGCAAATACCATAATTGTCCATTATCCATTGTCCATTGTCCATTGGATTTTTGCTTTGGCGCGAGCGTAATAAGCGCCGGCGCGGAGGGGGTGAGCCTCGTTAAAAAGACGTAGCGCGGAAAGGAAACACTATGAAAAGAGAATTTTTGCAGAGCCTTCGGGTGGCGGAGCAGCCTCTTTCCAAGGAGGTCATCGACGCCATCATGGAGCAGAACGGCTTGGACATCCAGGCGGCAAAGCAAGCCGGCAGCGCCTGGGAGGAAAAGTACAACCAGGCTGTGCAGCAGCACAGCCGGCAGCTGCAGCAGCTAAAGCTGGAAAGTCAGCTTTCTCAGGCGGTAGCCAAGGCAGGCGGCAGAAGCGTCAAAGCCATCAGCGCAATGCTGGATATGGAAGCCATCACAAAAAGTGACGATGTGCCCGCTGCTTTGGAGGCTGCCTTGGGGGAGCTGAAGAAGGAAAGCGACTGGCTGTTCGCTGCCCCCACACCGCCCCCCTACGCCCGGTTTACAGGCACCGGTGGGCAGGCAGAAACCGCGCCGACGACCCTCGCCGGCGCACTCAGAGAACGGATGAAAACCAGGTAACGAATTGACAATTGACAATTGACAATTGACAATGAAGGTGTCGCCTTCGGCGACGATTTTAATTTATTCGTAAAGCAAATACCATAATTGTCCATTGTCCATTGTACATTGTCCATTGTTGCGCGAAGCGCAAAACATGAAAGGATGATTTTATTATGGCAATTACACTTCAGGAAGCAAAGATTGGCATGGCAGACAAGGTAGATCAGCAGGTGGTGGATATGTTCCGCCGCAGCTCTCAGCTGCTGGACAAGCTGACTTTTGACAACGTCATCGCCCCCGGCACCGGCGGCAGCACCTTGACTTACGGCTACATTCAGCTGAAGTCCCCCGCTACCGCGGCGGTGCGAAGCGTGGGCAGCGAGTACACCCCCGGCGAGGCAAAGCGGGAGAAAAAGACCACCTCCGCTGCCATTATGGGCGGCTCTTTCCAGGTGGACCGTGTGCTGCAGAACACCTCCGGCGCAGCCGACGAGCTGGCATTCCAGGCAGAGCAGAAGATCAAGGCGACCGCCAACTATTTCCATAACATGGCGATCAACGGCGACGCAGAAAATGGCGGCTTTGACGGTCTGAAGAAGCTGCTCTCCGGCTCTGCCAACGAGCTGACCAGCCAGGTCAGCCTGACCACTTCTTCTGAGCTGGACGAAAACTACAACGCATTTCTGGACGAAATGGATGCCTTCCTGGCAACTCTGGACGGCAATGCCGACCTGCTGCTGATGAACACCCAGATGCTCATCAAGCTGCGCTCCATTGCCCGCCGCGCCGGCTACTACGAGCGCAGCCAGGACGACTTCGGCCGCACCGTGGAGACCTACGCCGGCATTCCCATGATGGATATGGGTAAGTTCTTCGACGGCGAAAACTCCACCGATGTGATCCCCACCGAGGGCGGCAAGACTGCCATCTACGCCGTCTGCCTGGGTCTGGACGGCTTCCACGGCATCAGCCCTCAGGGCAGCGGTGTCATCAACTCCTACCTGCCCGATGTGAATGCCCCCGGCGCGGTCAAGACCGGCGAGGTGGAGCTGGTGGCAGGCGTGGCGCTGAAGAACACCCTGAAGGCTGCGGTGCTGAAGGACATCGCAGTGGGTGCATAACATGGTCAGCTTCGACTTTTACAAAAATGACTACTTAGGCAGCATGCTCTCGGAAACCGCCTTTTTGCAGGTGGTGCCCCGGGCGGAGGACTGGGTCGCCGGCTTGGAAAATTCTGCCCAGGTGACACCCTACGGTCCTACCAGCCGGTCTATGGCGGTGTGCGCTGTGGCGGAGACCATGGAGTATTTCCGCCGCAACGCCCTCATCGCCCAAGCCTCCGTAGGCGGCGTCAGCGTCCGGTATGAGCAGGGCGACCGGAAGCTGCAGAAGCGGCTTCTTCAAAATGTTGCCCCCTATCTGACGGTGTGCCGGGGGGTGGGGGCATGACGCCTATGGCGTATCCTCTGTGCTGCCAGCAGGTGAGCATTTACCGCAATACCGGCGGCGTGGTTTCCCGGCAGGTGCTGCAGGGGTGTTATCTCAACTGGCAGGACTGCCTTTCTGACGGGGAGACGGGTCCCCGGCTGCAGCGCAAATTCCTGCTGATCGTGCCCGGGGCGGCGGATGTCCGCCCCGGCGACCGGGTGCTGGAGGGCGCAGGTCCGGAGGAAGTGGTGTGGGATAGCTTTATCCCCGTGAATGTGCCCGGTCTGTGCCAGGCAGATTATGTCACTGCCCATAAGTGGCAGGGAGAGGTTTGTCATACGGAAGCCGGCAGGAAGTAACGCAAAACGCAAAACGCAGAACGCAGAACGCAAAACGAATGTGTCGCCTCCCAATGCCCCCTCCCGGGGAGGGGGTGCCCGGAGGGCGGGGGTGGAACGGCGATATCTGAATATAGCAGGAAGTCTGTTAGATTAAAAATTTTTTAGGTTACCGCCCGCATTCCTCATCCGCCCAGTGTGCGCACTGGGCACCTTCCCCCCGGGGGAAGGCTTATCTAAAAAGTTTTGCACTTTGCGCTTTGCACTTTGCACTTGATGACAACTGGCAATTCAGGAGGCATTATGGAAAAAATCATCACTTGGCTGCAGGGTTTTGTGGGTGCGGTGGCGGCTACCACCGTGCCGGCTGCGCCCAATGCCTGCGGTCTGTATCCTGCAGGGCTAACCCAGCTCAGCCGCACCGCCGATGTGCTGGGAAACCGCACTGTGCGGTGGCGGCAGGTGTACCTGCTGCGGCGCAACGCCCTGCGTAATGAAGATGCTGCCCAATGGCTGCTGGATTTCCAGCAGTGGGTGGCAGACCAGTCGGAAATGGGGCTTTCTCCCTTTGATGCCGTCCGGGCGGAAAAGGGACGGCTGCTCCGCGCCGACCAGACCGGCACTGCCACCTATGAAGTGCAGCTGGTCTGCGAATTTACTACTTATCATAAGGAGAATGACAATGGCAAAAATTGAACGCAAGTATCTTGCCCATTACATCAACAGCGCCAAAGTTGGCGCTGAGGCAGTTTATGAACGGCTGGGCGCAGATCTGGAGGAGTTCAGCCCGGAGCTGAGCGCCCAGGTGGAGACCCGGAAGAATATTTTGGGTCAGACCGCAGTGGTGATCTCCGGCTACGAAAAGACCGGCGCGGTGGAGCCTTACTACGCAGACAAAGACTCCGGTCTGTTTGCCCGGCTGCAGGACATCATCGACAACGGTCTGGTGCTGGAGGATGTAAAGACCGATGTGGTGGAGGTCAAGCTGTGGGAGGCTGACGAGAACGGCAGCTATCCTGCTGTCCGGGAGGAAGTGTACATTGAGGTCACCTCCTACGGCGGTGACACCACCGGCTACCAGATCCCCTTCACCTTGCACTTCACCGGCAACAAGACCAAGGGCAAATTCGACATCAATACCAAGACCTTTACGCAGGCGTAATTAAGAATTGAAAATTGAGAATTGAAAATTATTGTGTGTCATTTCGAGCGACCAACGGGAGTCGAGAAATCCGTTCCCCTGGGGTATTACGGATCTTTCGACTTCGCGACTTCGTCGCTTCGCTCAAGATGACAACCAAAATTTTCAACTTTCAACTTTCAATTTTCAATTTTCAATTCCGTGCGCAGGCACGACCATTTGGAGGATTTATGAAGAAGTTAGATTTTGATACCGGCGTAGAGAGTTTTCGGCTGCAGGGCGGCGGTGTGCTGCGGTTTAATCCCGGCGACCCCAACCTGTATGGGCGGTTTCTGGACGCCGAGGGACAGATGAAGCAGATCGAGCAGAGCCTGCGCCAAAAGGCGGAAAGCACCCAGCAGTCTGCTGCCGGGGTGCTGGAGCTGACCCGGGAGGCTGACCGGCAGCTGAAAAATCTGTTGGAGCAGGTATTCCCCGGCAACGATTTCCACAAGGCGCTGAACGGGGTGAACCTTTTGGCGGTGGCAGGCAACGGAAAGCCGGTGGCTGTCAATCTGTTTGCGGCACTGGAGGAGATCCTCACCGCCGGCGCAGAAGCCTTCGCCGATGCCCAGGTGCAGGGGTTGCGGCAGGCATGAATCCCCAGTGGCAGCTGCCCGAAACTGCGGTTTTGGGGGAAGTGACATACAGCTTGCGGACGGACTTCCGGAACATTTTGCAGATCTTCTCCGTGCTGGAAGACCCGGACCTGCCGGAAGCTTTGCGGTGGCGCATCGCCGTGGGACTTTTCTATGAGGAGAAAGTGCCCCGGCAGCATTTGGAAGCAGCCATGGAATACCTTGCCTATTTCCTCCGGGGCGGGGCGCAGGAAGCTGCCCCCGGACCCCGGCTGCTCAGCTGGGAGCAGGACGCCGACGCCATCATCGCCGGGGTGAACCGGGCGGCGGGGCAGGAGATCCGCAGCCTTAAGCATGTCCACTGGTGGACCTTTTTAAGCTGGTTTCACGCCATAGACGGCGGACAGCTTAGTACCATTGTGGGTATCCGGGACAAGCTGCGCCGGGGCAAAAAGCTGGAGGACTGGGAGAAGGAATTCTACCGGGAAAACCGCAGCCGGGTGGACTTAAAACCACGGCTGACTTCCCGGGAGCTGGCAGAAAAGCAGAGGCTGCAAGCGCTGCTGAAAGATTAAAATTTTGTTTCCGCACTACTGTACGAATGGACAATGGACAATGGACAATGGACAATGTCGGTATTTGCTTCGCAAATGATTCAAAATAGTCGCCGGAGGCGACACATTCATTGTCAACTGTCAATTGTCAATTGTCAATTATTCACCGCGTTTTGCGCGGTGATTTGGAGGTGAGATTTTGGAGAATGTAAAAACCTTTGACATTGGCTTAGAGGACGCCCAGGAGGCGGCGGTGAATCTTACCGATCAGCTTTTGGTACTGCGGCTGGCTTTGGGCAAGCTGCGCGCTGCGGTTTCCGACGCGGCTGCGCCCTTTGCGGCAGTGCTTGTGCCGGCGCTTAGCAAGGCGGTGTTTTGGGCGATCCGCACGGTCAAAGCCATCGGCGCGGTCATTGGCGCTTTGCTGGGCGTGAAAGTGAGCACCGATTCGGTGGAAAAGTCCACCGTCCGGGCAGGAAAAGCCATCCGGCGCTCCTTGGCAAGCTTCGATCAGCTGAACCGGCTGGAGGGCAGCTCCGGCGGCAGCACGGTGGTTACCCAGACCGTGCCCAACACCGTGAGCGATACCCTTTCGCCCCAGCTTGCCGCCATTGTGGAGCGGATCCGCGGCATTTTACAGCCGTTGCAGCAGATCGATTTTGGTCCGCTAATGGAGCGGCTGCAGGTGTTGGGCGGTGTATTTGAGGTGCTTGCCCAGCGCATCGGCACGGCACTTTCCTGGGCTTGGCAGGAAATACTGGCGCCGCTGATCACCTGGATCATAGAGCAGTTTGCCCCGGCACTGGTGGGCACACTGTCCTCGGCGCTGAAGGCAGTGCTTACCGCCTTGACCCCGGTGGGGGAGGGGTTTGCCGTCTTGTGGCAGGCGATGCAGCCGGTGGTCAGCTTTATCGGCGAAGTGGTCATCGGCGTACTGGGACTTTTGCAGCAGGCATTTGACAAGGTGACCATGGTGATGATGGAAAAGGGCGGCACCATCCGGCAGATCTTCGCGGATCTGGGGGTGGCGGTCAGCGGACTTTGGGCGCTGATCGGTCCCATGCTGACCCAGATCTGGCAGCAGTTTCAGCTAACCTTTGATCAGCTGAGCACCATTGCCGCCGGGGTCATCGGCTATCTGATCGACGCCTTTGGCGGCTTGGCTACCTTCCTTGCCGGCGCCTTTTCCGGCAACTGGGACCAGGCGTGGAGCGGCATTCGCACCATGCTGAAAAGCAGCATCAACGGCATCATCGGGCTACTGAACGCCCTGCTGCAAAGTGTGGTGGGCGCGGTCAACGGCGTAGTGCGGGCGCTGAATGCCCTGCGCTTTACCTTTCCGGAGTGGGTGCCCCTGTTTGGGGGCAAGCAGTTTAAGCTCAGCCTGAACCAGGCAAAGCTGCCCCAGATCCCTTAC